CGCACCACAAGCGGGCGGCCTCGGTGTATCTGCCGACGGCGCCGTCTTCGTCCGTGTGGTCGATCCGAAGGTGGAGCTTGGCCTCGGCGAGGCCGATGAGCTCCTGGGCTGGCTTCGTAATAACTCGAATCATGGCGGTCGGCCTCCCCCCCGTGGTGGTTACTCTGCGGCCTTGGGCTTGGCCTTGGGCTTGGCCTTTTTCTTCGGCGGGCCGGCCCGTCCTTGGGTGAGGGCCTTTTTGGTTTCGGCCTTCTTGGCGGCGACGGCCCGGGCTTTGTTGGCCTTGGCCACGGTGTCGGCGACGGCCTTGTCGGCCTCGGCCGCGGCCTGGTCCTTGATGGCCTGGGCGGCTTTCCGCTCGGCGGAGACGGCGACCTCGGCCTCGGTCGGCTGTCGAGCGTTTCCGCCGGCTATCATCCGTTTGGCCTCGGCTTCGTCCGGGTAGTCGACCACAACACCGGGCGGGCATGAGAGGTCCGCTCCGGCTATTGAGGTGAGTGTGAAGATTTTCATGGGCTCGGCCTTTCGTTGGGGGTAGGGGCGCCGGCCGGAGCTCGGCCGGCCGGCGCCGGGGTTGGTCGTCGTTTAGGTTTGGATGCCGTAGGAAATCGGATGGGTGCCGGCGTCGATGAGGTCGCCGTCGGCCCGGGCGAAGGCGAGAAAACCGATTTGGAGGAACTCGGCGTAGCGCTCAACGAGTCGGAGGAGCGTCATGTTGAGGGTGATTCGGGTGGTGTATTTCTTGAGGTCGCCGAAGATCACGGATCGGAGGCCGGTGGTGGGTTGGGGAACGCTCTGGTTGATGGTGAAGGGGTATCCGTGGATTTTGTCGTAGGCGCCGGTTGACATTCCGGCCGCGAAAACGGGCCGGGTGTCGCCGTCCACGAGCTTCCGGAGGAGGGCGAGGACGGAGTCGGAGAACATGTACCGGCCCTGCTGCCTGTAGGCGGGGTCGACCGAGTGCTCGAGGTCGATGAGCTCGAGCTCGGTGATAGCGGCCACTCCGGCGAAGGTCTTTCCGGCGGTGGCGCCGGTGACGATGCCGTTGGGAATCCCGGTGGTCCCGGCTCCGACGGTGAGCTCCTCATTCCAGATTCGGCCGATGCGCTCTCCGAGGCGGCCGGCGAGGAAGGCGTTGAGGTCGAAATAGGAATCCTGCATCAAGGTAACGGGGACCTTGACCATTTTCGAGGAGTAGAGGAACGCCTCGAGCATGACCTGGCCGAAGGCCACGTCTGCATAGCCGACCTCGGTGTTCTCCGCAATCCGTTCGCCGGTGTTGGAGGTGTCGTCGGACGTCGGAATCGGAAGGGGGTTCCCGGTGGCGGTCCGGAGGACGGTGACGACGTTGGGGTCGATCATGCCGCCGGCGAATTGGAGGGCGGCAATCTCCAGGGTGGCCTGGAAACCTTCCGGAATCAGATAGGCGCCCTCGGAGCCGGTGCCGGTCGACATGGTGGCGCGGACCTCCGGATCGAGTCGAGCATAGCGCTCATCCAATCGGGTCCTCTGCTCCTCGGAGAGGCCGGACATTCCGCCGACGATATAGGATCTGCAATCGGCCATTTCGATTTCCGCGTTGGCGAGGCTCTCGTCGGTCGAGATGTTGGCCTGGACGGCGGTGAGCTCCTGGCGCTCGGCGAGCTCGGCCTCGGCGGCGAGGAGGGTTTCGATGCGGTCGATTTCCTCCTTGATCCCGTCGGCCTTGACCATGAGCTCATCGAATCGGGCGTTGCGCTCCTCCGAGGTGAGGGCTTCGTCCGCAAGAATCGCGTGGGCCTCGGCGATTACTTGGGCGCGTTCCTCTCGGAGTTTTAGGGCTTTCTCTCTCATGTCTGCTCCCTTGTGGTGGTGTTGCGGGTTGGTGTTATTCGTCGAGCTCCTGGAGGCGGAGGCGCCGTCGCATGATCTCAACGAGGTCGGCGTCGTCGGAGGCGATTTCCTCCGCGGCGCCGGCGGCGGGTGGGTCGTCGCCGGTGAGGGAGGCCGGCGGGTTCCGGAATCCTGAGAGGTCGCGGGCGCTTCGTGCGTCGGCGTTCGCCTCTGGTGGCTCCGAGGTGGTGAGGAGGGTGTCGGCGAATCCGGCTTCGACGGCTTCCTCTCCGGTGTACCACGTTTCGGAGGCCATGAGATCCCGGACCTCTTGAGTCTCGAGGTCCATTTTGGCGGCGTAAATCTTCGCCATCGGCGAGGCGATGGTCTTGTCGAGGACGTCGGCGAGCTGGCGGAGCTCCTCGGCGTTGCCGATGCCGACTCCCCACGGGTCATGGATCATCACGACGGCGGCCTCGTGAATCTCGACGGTGTCGCCGGCGAGGGCGATGATGGAGGCTATTGAGGCGGCGAAGCCATCCACGATGGTCCGGACGGTGGCGGGGTGGTCGCGGAGGAGGTTGAAGATTGCGAATCCGTCGAAGACGTCTCCTCCGCTCGAATTGATCCGGAGGACGATCTCGGAGGCGTCGACCTTGTCGAGCTCGGCGGCGAAGTCGGAGGCGGTCACTCCCCACCATCCGATAGAGTCGTAGATTCGGATCTCGACGGAGTCGGAGTCCTTGGCGGCCTTGAACTCGTACCACGGCCGGGCGCCGGCGGAGGGTTTGCTCATCCTTGGAAACTGGGGATACATTTGGCTACTCCTTTTCGGGTGGGTCTTCGGGGGCCGGCGGGTCATTGGCGGGGTTTCCCGGGTCCGTCTGTCGGCGGTTTTGTGGGTTGTTTCGTTCGTCGACGGAGTCCAGGGGGAGGCTTGCCGAGTTGAGGAAGAGCCGATCTCCTCCCTCTTTCGGTGGGAGGTTTTCGGCTTTGCGGGCCTCGTTGGGTGTGAGGTAGGCGTTGTTGATCCCTTTGGAGTAGAACTCCGACCTGGCTTTCGAGTCTCCGCGGAGGAGCCCGGCGAGGTTGAACTCGCAGTAATACGGGGCTCGGAATAATTTCCGGTTGAACTCCTGCTCGATGGAAACGAGCCACGGCCGGATCACGTATTCGACGAAGGCTATGGTTTGCTGCTCGATGCCCGATCCCCACGAGGTCGCCTTCTCGGTCTCTCCGAGGAGGTGGAGGGGGACTCCGAAAATCCTGGCGATGTCGGCGACCTGGTAACGGCGGCTCTCGAGGGTTTGGGCGTCGTCGGGGTTTATCTGCATCGAGCTCCACTTCATTCCGCGGTCAAGAAATACGGTCTTCCCGGATTTCTCGACTCCGGAGTAGAGGCGCTCGAATGCTTGGCGGAGGTTGGCGAGGCCCTCGGGTGAGAGGGCTTTGTCGATTTCGACAACTCCGGAGGGGCGGGCGCTCGAGGAAATGAAGCGGCCCTGGAACTCCTCGAGGGCGAGGGCGAGGCCGATGGACTGTTTGCCGACGGCCGAGATAACGGAAATGCCCTTGACTCCGTCGAAGCCAAATCCGGGGACGTGAATCATTTGGTCCTGGGAGGGCTCGAACTGTTTTCCGTCGATGTTGATTCTGTAGGCGAGGCGAAGGTTGGCTTGGGAGCCCTTCCGGTCGACGTCGACCTCTGAAGGTTGGAGTTGGAGGAGGTCGAGGATTCGGCCGGCGTTGTTGCGGCCGATGACGGCGTATCCGTTGCCGTTGGTGAGGAGGGCGCCGGTGAGGAGCTGGCGGAAGGTGTAGCTCGTGGTGATCCGGTTTGGCTGGTCGTGAAGAATCCGTTGGAGGGGGTGGGTGGGTGCCGACTCTCGGCCCTCGGTGGTCCTCTTGTAGACGTTGAATGGAAGGCTGGCGATGGTGTTGGCAATAATGGAGATACATCGGAAGACGGTGGTGGCGCGAACGGCGGTGAGCTCGTTGACGGGCGGGCCGGCGTATGTTTGGCCGCCGGTCATCCAATCGATTAGCCAATCGGCGGGGTTGGAAAGACTGGTCGACGGGTTTTCCGGGCTGGCGGCGATAACTCGGCGGCCGTCGTCGAGGGCGCCGGCGATGGCCTTGGCGAAGATGCCCATTTTGCTAATCCTTCCGGTTGGCGACGGCGAGGAGGTAGAGGCCGACCACGGCTCCCCCCGCTGGCGGGTAAATCCATCCAATGGAGGCGGCGAGGATGGCAACTCCGAGGATGGCGAGCACGTCGGCGGAATCGAGCCGGGGAGGGCGGGGCTCGTGTTTCGTTTTCGTCATGCGAGGCCCTCCTCGGTCTCCCAAATGGAGGCGCCGGAGTCGTGGAGGTCGGCTCGGCCACTGGCCATAATTGCGGCTATCACGGTGTCGATTTTCCCTCCGGAGCTCCGGCGGCTCGGCTTGATGTTGTCGTTGGCGTCGGTCCAGATTGCGACGTTCCGGACGCAAAATGTGAAAACGGGGTTGTCGCCGTGGCGTATCCGGCGTTGGAGGAGGAGGCGCTCGAATCCCTTGGTGGGTGCCGACATTCCGCCGGTCCCTTGGCCGTTTTTTATCATCTCAAGTCCATCATACTCAATGAGACGGTTGACCAAGTCGGAGGCGTTCCACGGGTCGAAGGCTATCTCTCGGATCTCGTATTTTTCCGCGGCTTCGTTGATCCGGTTTCTGATGACCTCGTAGTCGGTGACGTCTCCGTCGGTGGTCTCAATCCAGCCGGTTTTGATCCACTCTCGGATCGGTTGCTTCAGGGTGCGGCGGAGGTGGCCGACTCGCTCGGATGGAATCCAAGTCCAGCATTTAAAATATGTCCAGGGGCGTTCGTCAATTGGAGGGAAGGCGAGCACGAATGAGGAGAGGTCCCGGGTGGAGGCGAGGTCGAGCCCTCCATAGCACGGCCGGCCCTCGAGGATGGAGTCGTCGAAGGTCCCTCCGCATTCTCTCCAGACGTCGAGGTCGATCCAGCGGTCGATCTGCTCCGTCCACTGGCCACAATGGAGCCGCCGAAATGCGTTCTGTCGACTGAGGAGCTCCTTGGCGCGGTCGGCCTTTCGGCGGAGGTCGTCGCGTTGGACAATAACGTCGATGGAGGGGTTGCCCTGTTCCCATGTTGTCTCGGCCTCGAAGTCGGCGTCTCTGTCGGGCTCGGCGATGAAGGCGAAATATGCGTCGTCGTTGACGATCTGCTCGAGGATTCTGGCGGCGTGTTCCCTCTGCTCCCAACAGATTCCTTCTTCGCCGGCGCCGGGGGTGGTGATTGCGAAGATGAGAGGTTGGGTCCGGGCGCCGGTGCCGGTCTCGATGACGTCGAAGAGGTCCGGGTCTTTCCATTTGTGGAGCTCGTCCAGAAGGGCGCCGTGAATGTTGAGGCCGTCTTTGGTGTCGGAGTCGGCGGAGAGGGGTTCGAATTTCGCTCCGAGGACCTCGACGGAGATGTTGTTCGTCCTCGAGTGGGCCTTCCCTCCAATAACGTCGCAGAATTTGAGGAGGGCCGGGGACCTCCGGACCATCCGGCCGGCCTCATCGAAGCATAGTTTGGCCTGGTCCTTGGTCGTGGCGGCGGAGAAGACTTCGGCGCCGGGTTCGCGGTCGGCGACGGTGAGGAGGAGGGCCACGGCGGCGGCCAATGTGGTCTTCCCGTTTTTCCTGGCGACCTGAATGAGGGCGAGGAGGAATCTTCGGAGGTGGGTCTTGGTCCTCTTCCATCCGAAGAGTGACCTAATAACGAACTGCTCCCACTGGTCGAGCTTGAAGGGCTGGCCGGCCCATCGGCCTTTGGAGTGTTTACAAAATCGCTCGACGAACTCGACGGCTCGGTCGCCGGCCTGGTCGTCGAAATAGATTCCTCGTTTGCGGCCCGTCTTGAGGTCCCGGGCGTGGCGCTCATAGGCGAGGGCCTCGAGCTTGCCAATGGAGCGGTGAGTCGGCGGGCGCTCCCAATCGTGGGCTAGTTTGCGGCGTCGTCTTCGCATTCATCGGTGTCGCTCTCCTCCTCGTTGCCGAAGAGGAAGTCCTCGTCAGTGTTCGGCTTCCCGGGTGGGAGAATGTGGAGCCGGCTTCTGGAGGCCGGCGTCAATCCGAATTCGGTTATGAAGCGGTGCATTTGTTGGAGGGCCGAGTTGGAGATTGCGACCTCGGGCCACGGGCGGAGGGCGCCGGTGGCGGTGACGTATTTAAGCGAGCCGCCGGCCCTCGGTGATTGGAGGAATTTTTCAGCTGCGACGTGGCGACTGTAGGCGACACAATAGGCGGCGAAGGCGGTTCGGTCGGCCGGGGTGAGCATCTCGAGGAGCTCGAGCCGCGGCCGGAGGCGCTTCCACTCTTGGCGGGCGGTCTTGTCCAGGTGGGCCGGTGGGGTGGTGCGGCCTTTGAACTTCGGCTCGTCTTCGTTGTTGGGCCGGTGGCCGGGGTTGCCCTGGAGGTCCTTGATGGCTGTGGGCTTCTTTGGCCGGCCTCCTCGGTTTCCCCTGCTCATTGGAGGGTGGGGAAACCGTCGGCGGTCGGGAAGGCGCCGGGGGCGTCTGGTTTGGCGTCGGTGTCGGCCTCGGCGCCGGTGGGCTTCGACCTGGTCGGGGTCATCCGAGGATAGAGGCCCTCAAGTTGGGCGAGGTCTCGGATGATGTCCCGGGCGGTTTTGAAGTCGTGAATTTCCACGGTCCTCCGGTAGAGCTCCCGGCGGGCGGCGATGTGCCATGTCCGGCGGAGCTCGGGGTCGGTGCCGGCGAGCTCTCCGAGATAGAGGGCGGCGGAGGTGAGGAGCTCGAGGACGTCATAGTCGGGGAAGGTTGCTCGGACGGCTTCTCTTATCGAAATCTCGTTTTCTCCGCGGAGTATCCAGTCGGCGACCTGACGTAGGGCCACGATTCTCGGATCTGGTGCAGGGTCTTGGGTGCCGTCCCCCCCCGTGGTGGTCGATTTGGTCGAGGTCTTGGCGCGGGTCCTCTTGCCGGCCGGCTTCTTCTTGCCGGCGGGGAGGGCCTTGGTGCGAGGCTTCGCCGGGGCCTTGGTTTTCGGCTTGGCCGGCGCGGGGGTCTTCTTCTTGGTCATTCTTTGCGGAAGTCGTGCTCGTGGAACGCGTGGGTCTGTTGGAATTGGACGGTGGCCTTCTTGCGGCGGAAGAGGTCGTCAATCCATGCGAGGTTGAACTCGGCGAGCTCGGGGGACTCTCTCACGAGGAGATACTCCATTCGGAGGTTGAGGTTGAGGTTCATGCTGGTGAGGAGGTTGACCTTCCACTCCTCGTTCGTGATGACCACGAGCTTCGCGTGGTTTTTGGTGATCCGGATACAGTCGTCGCCGAAGAGGTTGCGGACCATTCCGCAGAAGTGGGGCTTCCGTCGTTGGAAGGTGTGGTCGAGGAGGAAACGGGCGGAGCGTATCCGGCCGTCGTTGAAGAGGTCGGAGGTCTCCGCGATGTCGGAGCCGGCCGCGGTCCAGGTGGAGAAGGTGACGTCGGCGGGGCCGACCTCGATGAGGATTTGGCGGACCATGTCAACGAGTGAGAATTGTCCTTTG